GGAGAAGTTCGTGTCTATCCAAGAGCACTAACAGCAGCACAAGTATTCCAAAACTACAACGCCACCAAGACTAAGTATACTAACGAAGCACCTGACACAGCACCTAAGATTTCTACTGATGGTATTGTATATGGTAGCAACTTGCTATTGAACTATGACTTTGGAAACAGAGCATGTTATGAAAGAACCAATCAGAATCTAGTTCCTTATAGTCAAGGAGATAACTGGATATCTAATTGGACGAATATCTCAGCAACAATTCTATCTACAACTGAAAGATCTCCAGTTGGAACTAACGATGCTGTCAAATACACAGGCACTGGATTTGTTTTAAATGTTTCGATGACATCTGGAAAAACATATGTCTGGAGTGCCTATGTCAAGGTTGTAGACGCAGCAGGTGACACCATTAAAGTGGGACATGGAGCATCCCAGTATGGATCTGCTGGAAATTTTACTGCTAACATTGGATATAATCTCAGCGACTGGTCGAAAAATTATTCACCATCTCTTGATAACGCTTACATCTATGACGCTGTTCCTGTTGGTGATGGTTGGTATAGGATTGGAGGTAAAGCTTACAAAGGTGATACTAACCAAGGACAGTTTGAAATTTACATTGGAAATATGAATGCCACTGTAATAGTTTGGGGACCACAACTAGAAGAGTGGGATGGGATAGGTGCTTTTGAATCAAATCCACCAAAGGCTTCTAGATATTTTGGAACAACAGGAACTACTGTTAATAACGTGTCAACCACAGTAAAGAACCTCTCAAGTTCTTCTTATACTAATACTATTTCCAGTGGAGTAGTATATAACTCTGGTGTTTTAGAGCACAATCAAGTACCCTTAATTTTTAATCCAGGAGTTTCACATAACTCCAATACAAATGGATTTACTTGGGAAATATGGATGGCACTTGATAGCACCCCAACAGCATCTGCTTACATATTCTCATCAGATTCTAATAATCTTTCTACAAGTGAAGGTTTGAGGATTGATAATAATCGTAGCGTATGGTTCCAAAGAAATAACAATAGTGCAACTGGAGTAGGTGTTACTGTTGTTCTTGGAAACTGGAATCATTTTGTTATCACAATGACTGGTCCACAAGGATTAACTTACATTTATCACAACGGAACAGCAGAACTAGTAAATAATGGAACATCAGCATTTGACCCACAGCAATTATCTTCTGTTGGAAGTAGTCTTTTTACAGGAAAAGTTGCTGAAATTAGAGTTTACGATAGAGAACTAAGCGGCACAGAAGTATCCCAAAACTTCAATGCCACCCGTGGTAAGTATGGTGTCTGATAAATAGATAGAGCATAATAATATTCCGAGGAACATAGGTAATGGCAAGGAAATCCATTCAGAGTAACTACTATCTGTTTGATGCTTCAGCGCGTGAAGTTATCATCCCTGGTGGTATCCAAAGAGAGCAGTTAATTCTTATTACCAACGTTACGAAGAACAAGGTAATCTATAACTTCTCGGATCCTGAACTTACCGCTACTGAATTTCATATTTCAACTGATATTCGTAACGTCACAACGACTAGAGTTGTCTTAGCATATGACACCACGTCTATGTCTAATACAGACAAACTGCAGATTGTAGTTGATGAGTATGAAGAGACCGTAAAACCTTCTGAAACATATTTCGATGCTGTAAATAAGCAGAGAATGTCTCAACCTCAGTCTCAAATTGATACTGACTTTGAGTATGGTACTCAGTCTACCAAGTGGGAATCATTGGCAATGATTAACAATAACCCATTTGCATATAAGTCTGAGACTCCTCTGGTTATTACAGAAATTAAAACAGAAAATGGTTCAACATCTCCAAGTAGAGTTATTGCTGTTTCTTGTTCTAATCCTCCTGGTGCAGGTACGGCAATTTACGTTCAGGATTCTTTATTCCCTGGAGCAAATGGTGTATTCATCATTGATAGTATAAGCACTTCGGGTCAGTTCATTGGATTTAAATACACTGCTAAGTATGAGTGGACTCTTGGTATTACAGAATTGTATGAACCATCCAGAACTGTAATTTATTCTGGAATTCATTTCACTGGATCTGATATTGGAGATGGAATCACTCTGGCAGCAACTGGTGATGGTGGTGTTTCAGTTACTACCACTAACGCTCATGGACTAGAGATTGGTAACGAGATTGCTGTTGCTGGATCTTCAGGAACTAACGTCAATGGATCATGGAATGTTGCTAGAGTAACTTCTCCTGTTGATTTTGTTTACTATCCTGATGCACCTCCAACTGGATCTATAAACTCTGGAACTAAGAAATTATATCCTAGACCACAAGGATCTTCGGTACATAGATCTTTTGATGGTGGTGTTAAGTTTTCTACAAACACTTCTTCTAAAAATCAACAGGCAATCAGACAAACGAAACGTTACTTTAGATACCAGTCTGGTAAAGGTGTAGCATTCTCCACTGGTTCTATTCTTGCGCCTGCTCTACCAAACATTGATAACATTACTTCGTCTGGCACAACAGTAACAGTTGTTGCATCGGACGCACACAATGTTACCAGAGGAACTCAGATTGAAGTTCGTGGTGTAAACGATAACGTTTACAATGGAACATTTACAGTAAGCAATATTATTGACCCCTACAAGTTCCAGTATACTGTTGCTTCTACACCATCAGAATCTACTGCTGGTGGCGAGTACACAATCACACCTGTCAATGGATTTGGAACAAGACTAGAGATTGGTATGATGGACCAGCAAAATGGTCTATTCTTCCGTTATGCTAGTGGTTCTCTTAGTGTTGTTCGCAGATCATCTACATTCCAGTTGGCAGGTAGAGTATCTGTATCAAATGGTAGCACTCTTGTTTCAAGTTTCACTGCTGCTAACGGACAGAGCACTAAGTTTTCTAAGCAGTTGAAGCCTGGTGATTATATTGTTATTCGTGGTTCTTCTTATCGTGTTGATAGTATCATTTCTGATACTCAGTTGGTTATTTTCCCTGATTTCCGTGGACCTAACGATACCAACCAAGGATCGGCAAGAAATCTTATTGTAACTAAGACTGTAGAAACTGAGTGGAACCAATCTGACTGGAACCTAGACCGTATGGACGGTACTGGTAAGTCTGGTTATACACTAGACGTTACTAAGATGCAGATGTTCTACATGGACTACTCTTGGTATGGTGCTGGTTTTATTCGTTGGGGATTCCGTGCTGAAGATGGTGATATTATTTACGCTCACAAGGTTCCTAACAACAATGCTAACACTGAAGCATACATGCGTTCAGGTAACCTACCTGCTCGTTATGAAGTAAATACACTACCACCAGCTATTACTGCAAGCAAAACATTTGCAAGTGGTGATACCACTCTTTATACTAATGGTGCTCCAACTCACTTCCCAACATCGGGAACTCTACGTGTTAGACAAGTTTCTGGATTAGGAACAGCAGTCATTGAGTATATTAATTACAGTGGAAAGACACAGTTTATTCAGGATGTTATTAGTGTATCAAATAATAATATTCAAGTTGCTAGCACCACTGGATTGCAACCAGGAGGTCAGCAAACTATTACTTTTGATACTCCATTCTCGAATATCGTTGCTAATAAAACATATTATATTGCTGAAGTTCCTTCTAGTACAACGTTTAAAATTACTGATATCCAAGGAAACAATACTGGTATTACACTAACATCTCAGACAGGATCTGCTTTGTCTCCACTCTCTCGTTCATACTCTGGTGCATTTACTGGAATTACTAGAGAACAGTCAGGTGCAACTGCCAACTTGACGATGGGTACTGGTTCATCTGATGGTACAGTAAGTTCTGGATCTGGAATTCAGGTAGGACAGAGAGTTGTTGCTGATGGAATCTATGCAGATACTTCTGTTGCTGTTATCAATGGAACAAATATCTCTCTAAGTAAAGCAGTTTATAGTGCTAACCCATCAAGTGTTAAGTTCCTTGCAATGAGTAATGGTTCAGCACAAACGTTTACTTATTCTTCAACTCAACCTATTGGCATTGAATTACTTGAAGCAACTAATGTTCCACAGATCTCACACTGGGGTTCATCTGTTATTATGGATGGTCGCTACGATGATGACCGAGCATATGTTTACACGGTTGGAACTAGAACTGGTAGAGAATTGAACTCTGGAGATACTAGAGCACTACTTGCTCTTAGGATTGCACCATCTGTTGACAATGGTATTGTTTCTAAATTTGGTGCTAGAGAACTAGTCAATAGAATGCAGTTGATTCTTAGAGCTGCTGAGGTGTCATCAAACGGTTCTCTGTTCGTAGAAATTATTCTAAATCCTTCTGTTGAAGCAGAAAATGATGCTTCATTCACTGGTATTCAATGGAGAGATGTTGGTGGCACATCACTAGCACAGTATGCAAGATTAACTGACATCTTATATACGTCTGGAAATGACACAGATCTTGATGGTAAATTGGTTGGCGGAGAAGTTATCTATGGTTTCTATGCTGGTGATGGTGTTGCATCTTATGACTTGTCACAAGTTAAAGAAATTTCTAACTCTATCTTAGGTGGGGGAACAGAAAATATGAATAAGATTGTTGGAGCAAATCCAACTGGAATGTTCCCTGATGGTCCAGAAGTTATCGCAATTCAGGTAACAAACATTGGTGGTGGTAAGGGTAGTAACAGACGTGCTGCTGACGTTAGAATCTCATGGACGGAGGCTCAGGCATAAATAGAAGAGCCTAATTATGGCTCATCATGGCAGAAGAAATTAAAGAAACTCCTAAAGAGGAGGTCAAAGAGGTCGAAAAGAAGAAAGGACCTTTTGCTAAGCTCAAGGAAGCTGCTGGGGATAGCGAGGAACACCTTGCCATCATTAGCACTTTCGTGCGTCTTGGTATCCTCGTCTGGTCTGGTGGCATTCTTACCCTTGCTTACATTAAGTTGCCGCCCGCACTTGGCATCCCAGAACAGAAACTTGAT